TTTTTAATGGCTGCTTCGCTGTCTGTATCCCTAAGTGTTGCGGTGGCGCAGATATAATACCGGTCGCCTACATTCATCAAATCGTCTCCGACCGTGAGGACAAGCCCATATTTCTTCAACAGTGGTTTTACTGCTTCCAGAATATCCTCACAAGAGCGGTATTTATAGCCACCAAATTTATTTGTCTGTCCTTTAGGCGCTTTCAGCTCTGATTGCAGAGCCAAAACTCGTAAAATAAAGCTCTCCATATCTTCCTCCTAATTCAGCCATTCCCGGTAGTCCGGTCCGTTCATTTCAATGTATTCCTCTAAGATATCCGGGTATCCAAGGCGAAGCCATCTGATAAGGAGATCGGGTCTCTCATTGATAAACTTCTCCCGATTCTCTGGGCTGTCTTGATTCTCTGAGTTCACATATTCTGGATATCCCGTCCGCATGGCAGCGGTGATGTCTGGATGTTCGATGTTCTCCATTTCATCACCCCATGACCCAAAAGGCAAATGCCATACCGCCCCAGAAGGTCAAGCAGAGCATTGCTCCTACTCCGATCATCCACCGGACCTCTCGGGCCCTCTGGCGGCGCTCTTCTCGTGTTCTCATTCTTCTGTTTTCTCCTTTTCAGTGCTAATACGGATTTTTGCCATGTCAATAGCCAACATATAGACCTTTGCATGGTCGTTATCCCCATGAGTCTTACGGACCTTCTTCGCAAACTCATCAAGATTTCCAAAGAAGCAGCCGCAAACGACTTTAATAGATCCATCCCTGCAACGAAAAAATGTTGCCGTATCGTTTCGAGATCCAACAGCCCCGATCCAAAATATAGCGCCGATTTCTGACACCCTGGCGTCGCCGGACACCTCTGCGTTGCCGTACACCCTGGCGTCGCCGGACACCCTGGCGTCGCCGGACA